CGGCTCATAAACCTAGGGTCTCCACCCTCTGCAAAACCCTCTACCCCTCGGCCTTTAAGTATGTCAGCTTGTGTTACTTTGCCATCGCCTGTTAGATCTGGGAAGCCACCGTCTTTTAATCTTACTGGCTCAAGGCCTGACATTATCCCTCTCATCTCTGTCCAAGAGCTCCAATGCCAGTAGCAATGGTTCCAAAAGCACCTACTGCTTGTCCTAATGCTGTGGGTTGCTGATAGACACCACGTTGATATGCGCTTGTACCAGTACCTCCAGAGATACCTCCCATTGGAGATCCAGCTAGAAGCTGTTGACCTGTGAGCAATCTTTGTAAAGGTTCTTGAGCAAGTTGTTGTGCTCCAGCAAACTGTCTTGATAGTGCTGCTTGCTGAGTGGCTTGGCCTTGTTGACCAAGTTGATTTAACATATTAATTTGATTGCCTAGCTGTTGTTGTGTTTGTCTACCTAGTCCTGCTAACCCACCACCAATCTGTCCAAACTGGCCGCCAAGTCCTGCGCTTAATTGTCCAAGACCACCAAGAGCTTGACCTAGTTGTGCTTGTTGGCCGCCAAGTCCTGCTTGTAGTGATGCAAGTCCTTGTTGAGCACTTCTTTGTCGTTCAAATGCTTGTTGCGCTTGTTGTTGCGCTTGACCAAAGCCAGCACTTCTAATACCAGATACAGCCTCTGCTGCTCCACGTCCTGTTTGTCTTGCTAATTCTTCTTGCGATATACGTCCACGAGAGCCACCAAAAGCACCTTGCGATATGGCTCTGTCTCTTAGACCAATATCTGCTTGTGCTGACTGTCTGCCTATGTCTTCTAATGTTTGTTGGACAACTTGATCTTCGTATGGATCAAAAAACATTCTAGCCATTGAAGGATCATACATTTCTGTAGTCCCCATGGCTGTTTGCTCTGCTCTTTGTAACGCACCAAGGCCACCAGTTACAGCATCACGAGCACCCGGTAAATATCCAAAAGCTTCATCTAAAGCTCTTTCCTGTCTACCGAAGAGTCGACCAGCTTCAGTTACATAGGGTTGATACTCACCAAGTCTTCCAGCTTGCTGTCGGGCCTGTATTTGTAGGGGGGTGAGCCCAGCAGTTTGCTCAATGGGAATATCTCTAGGTCTAGATATGAGACCTTCATATTCACCGGGTGCGCCAAAGTAAGAGGCTAGTAATCTTCGTGAATAATCCTCCATGTATGGAGAAACAAAACTATAACCTGTTTGAGGTGTTGTTATAACCTCTGCTGGAGGTGCTGATTTAGTTTTACTTAAACACATCTTTTCATTTAATCCTTATAATACATACCACCTATTTGGTGAAAACCTTTTTTAATAAAAAGTTTCTTGGCTCTTTCTACCCCATCTAGGTTAAAAATACCAAGAATCAAAGGTTTATCTTGTCTCTTAGCATATTCTATAATTGCATCTATTAAAAGATGTGACGGTGGTGTTTGGTCTTTTATGTTTCTATACTCTGGCATAACATAAAACCAACCATCGCCTATATATTGTTCTGCTGACCACCAATATGCATCTGGCGCAGCTGCAATACTACCAATGATTGTATCACCATCTAATACATTATACACAACTCCTTCAAACAGGAAATGATTTATGTGAGCTGAAGCTCTACTCCAATCTATTTTAGGAGATCCTTTGTCTGATAGAGAGTGTTCTTTCCAAAAGTGTCCTGATAAAAAATCAGCTATCTGCTTGCCATTTTCAGGAGTGGCCAAGACAGATTTTAAAGATAGGTTCATGCAAGTTGTTTGGCTATGTCTTCTCCAAACTTTTGCATTTTATACATTTCACGAGCACCCATTAGTCTTTGTTCATATTCATCTTGGGGATCAGCACCAGCCATAATACCCATACCTCTTACTGCCGCTGAGTTGGTTACAAACTCACCATCGCTCAACATAGCTGGGATCTCATCACCTTTCTCACCGCCAGGCCCAGTAACAAGTTGGTCTCTTTCTACAAAAGTTCCATTTTTAGCATAGAGTTGACTGGCTATACGTCTAGGCTGTAGATCGTCTATGAAAGTAGCTTCTCTTGGAGGTGCTACCAATGGAGAAAAAGGCACGCCTTTAGCTTGTGCATAAATTTTAGATACTTCAGATGGATAGAACCTATAAACATCTGGTGTTACATCTTTAGCATCGATAGTAATACTGGCTCCAGGTCTAGTATCTGAATAACCTAAAGAACCTATGCCAGACTTTGCGCCATATGCTCTAGCAAGAGCAGTAGCCATATCTTCTTCTGTGCCTTCGCCTGTGTCTACGCCTAAAATATTTTCTAGATAATCGTTAATATCAAAATTACTAAAGTCAAAACCAGCTATGCCTCCTCTTTGAAATCTTTGTAACTGAGGTATGCTAGCTTGAGATCCTCTAATTATTTGGCTTCTTACGAGTGGAGAGAAATCATTAGCTTCTGCAACAAGAGATAACATTTCTCCTATTTTTTCCATGTCAGATTTTTTTTCTTTATCCTCTTCTTCTTTTTTATTAACTTCTTCTAGATCTTCTTCTGCTTCATCTTGTGCATCTTTATCAAACACATCACTGAAATCAATATCTTTACCTGTATCTATATTAGGAATATCAATATTCATAGATGGTATACCTCCACCAGGCAATAGACCAACAGCATCTCCTGTTGCAAATTTAGCGATGCCACCCATCATATATCCCGGAACATTATAACCAAACTTATCTTCAACTAAAGATGGATTCTTTTTAGCTAAAGCTTTAAGACCTTTGTTTGCTGTTTCTAAACTTTTCATTTACTTTTCATTATAGCTAATATTTTATTTATGAAAACTTAGTTCTCTTTCTTCTGTCTGACATAACTGCACCACAACCTTTATGCATACGAGATACTATACCACCATCTTTCTTTTTTAATATAGTCTTAACATTAGTTGGTTTACCACCGGGATTACCTGCAGCTCTTTTTCTTCTAACTGCACTACGCCTTTGAGATTCTGTCATAGCTTTAGCTTTAGCTCTTGGCACACACTTAGGGTATTTACGTTTACCTTTCTTTTTAGCAGATTTACGACCACAAGCTTGAAACTTACCTTTCTTTTTAGGCGCACCTATGTCTACCCAATCTCCCTTTGGTCCTTTACCAAACCACTCAGTTAAGCCTCCAGTTGGTTTAGCCACGTTTTTTTCTCATGTTTCTAATGCTATCTTTGCCTTTCTTAAATATAGACACTACTTGTGTTTTACCCATAACTTTAGCTCTTTGCTCTCCTACAGTTAAGATTTGTATCTTTCTTGCAAAAGGTTTTTTAATTTTTTTAACTTTAGCAACTGTAGCTCTAGCATCAGCAGGTGTTGCAAATTTTATTTTAACAGTGTCTTTTGGGTTTTCATCTGTGTAAAGTCTGCGACCAGACCCTTTAGGTTTTTTGCCTGTTCCAACCTTTGGATCTTTTCTTTTTCTTTGCACTTTTATCTATAGCCTCCACCTCTTTTTTTATAGGTTCTTACTAACCAGCCATTAGCGTACGCACTTGGGTACACCTTAAACTTTCGTTTAGCTTCAGCTTTTACCCTAGCATATAAAGCTGGATTAGTAGGTGTGGCTCCTTTTTTTTTCTTTGTAGTTTTTCTTTTTGCAGGCATATTTTGCTCCTGATTATAATGTTAAGGTGATATCACCATTTGTTTTAATACTTATATTACCAATTTCTGCGCTAGCTTCAAACCCATGTGGATCTACAGGCGTGTGTAGATCTACCCACTTGTTGCCAGTATAGACTTGTAATACGCCAATAGATGTATTCCAAATAACATCTCCGGCATTAAAATTTAGTATGCCTATTTGTGCATCAGTAAACTGAGGCGTGCCATTAGGATCAAATTTATCTAAATTTAATTCTAATATTCTAACTAAACGATTAAATACTGAAACATCAACATCATTTACAGCTAATGGTAATCTAGTGTCAAGAAGCTTTGCCATCTATCTTCTACCATCAGTTTTGATATCAAATCTATTTATTCCTAATCTCCATTTAAAACCCAGTCTTACGCCTGTATCAGCATCGTCATCTGATTGCACTCGAAATACCATTTGCCTACCTCTTGCACGAATAAAGTTTTGTTTAGTTGAACTAGTTACATTATTAGTTGAATTAGTAGTTAAATTTTCTCCGGGAAAGTTTCTAGTTTTAACTACAAAATTTATTTGACCTGTTGTTGGAGTGTCGCCAAAAAATTTAACATCAGGAATAATTCTGCTTACAAATCCAAATTGTTCTCCTTGTTCTATATCTATATCACCAGATTCTATAAATACATTATCCATTGGAGAACCATCATCGTCATCTCCACTTTCATGATTATATAAAACACTACTGTTGCTAGATCCTTCAGTAGCTAAAGGATTTGCAAATATTCCTTCATCAAGCCAAGCTGTTCTAGACAACTGGCCTATACTCCAAACTCCTTCTAGATAGTTGTAATTAACATATCTATCAATGTCATCACTACTACTAGATGCATAAAACCAACCTATTTCATTAAACTCTTTATTGCTAAAAGCAAATATTTTAAATGACTGAGTATTGTTTAAATCGTCTAAAACGTAATTTAAGACACTACAAGGCACTCTTTGCACTGAGCCAGTGTATTTGTAGAAACCATCTCTTGCCATCCAATACACGCCATCTGGTGCGTTCACAGCACCATTTGGCGATATCATGCCTACATTTTCGTTGATGAGGTTAACACCAAAGGTAAAAGGTGCACCTACAAACTGCATGGAATATAAAGATGTATCTGTCCAAATAAGTATTTCTTGTCTTGCTCTTAGGCCGCCAACTATCTGTGAACCTGAAGATAATCTTATATCACCTGCTGTATTTGTAGCTGTTGGCTCCCAAACTGTAACACTTTCTTGGTCGCTAAATGCTATTAATAGAGGATCAGATGAACCACTTCTAGCACTACCAACTATTGGATCAGCACCTAAAACTATTACATGCCTATCAATATCACTAACAATGGTTTGTAATCCAACTGTAGGAGCTAAATTAGCACCAGATAATGATGTTATATTAACTGCTCTATTATTAACTCCTGATGATTCGTCCCAAAAGAAAATACCACCAGCTCTTGGATTAATAACCAAGTCTTCACCAAACGAATCATGCGACCACAGTCTTAGTTGATTAGCAAAACTCACAGCTGCCGCTGATCCCCAAGTGCCATCTCCCCAGGTGCTGACTCCCCAACCTGTTGATGGTAAATAAACATTAAGTCCAGTATTAATCTGATAAGCACCTACAACTGAACTGCCTCCATTACCGCTATCACTTGCATTAGCAGTAACTGTAACCCCGCTAGTATTTTTTGCTTCTATGGTATAAGAGTTTGCATTGACTATAGTTGCTATCTGATATTCTTGATTGAGAACATTTGAGTTGATATTACCGCCTAAAGAAGAAGCACCAGAGAAAGTAACAAAATCATTTGCTACTGCACCATGAGCAGTGTCTGCAACCGTGACTGTTGAAGACCCATTGGTTGCAGAAAAAGTTACGTCTCCTGCTGCTGTTGTAGATCTAATTGGGGTTACATCATTGAAACTATTACCTTCTTTTACATAATATTTTAAGTTTGTTCCTAGACCTAGGTATTTTGTTGCATCAAGAGATACCCAACCTATCAACGCGCGACATGCGCCTAAAAAAGTATTGACAGTGTTCTTTGCCCATCCACCTATTTTTTCTGGTAGTCCTTTTCTAAATCTAACTAAATTACCATCTGTCCAACCACCTTTACTCATAAGGTCAGTCATTTCCTTATTTATGCCGGGGTTAAATGTAAATTTATTTAATGGCATCTAAACCTCTGTCCAATCTTTACCTTCAAATAATAAAGCCTCTGCTTCTCGTCTGCGAACCAATCCATCATTTACAACACCACTTACTTTATTCCATCGTTTTATTTGATACGGAACTTCTTCGTACGAGCCTTCATTTAGGACACGCAATAATGAACTTTCAGCTAAATTTGTGGGGCCTAAATTGAAACACCATGATGTTAAAGAATCAAATTGATTTTGATGCAATGGCATTGTAACCATATCATTTACATAATTTCCATACTCATGTAACTCATCAATTAACATAATGTCTGCTTTTTCTTGTGACCACACATCGCCTTCTCTAACTCCACGAGTTGATCCCCAACCACATGTCCAAACACCTGCGGCACATTTATAAGCCTCAAGTTTGCAACCTTCAAATTTTTTAACTAATGAAATTCCTTCTTCTGATATAATCATATTAATAGTCCCCCCAGACTTTGGTTTTTTTGCCACCGTCATATTCAACTGCATGGCCTTCGTTGATAAGAAGTTGACAAATATCTTCGCCATCTTCTGTATAAGGTATAGCAAGTATTCTGCCATACTTACCTTTGCCAAATGATTTTATACTTATAGATCCTGTGCATAACTCTATTAATCTATCTTTGGCCGCTAGACCAAGTTTTTTTTCTGCTAAGTCTCGAGTCCTTGACTCAGGCGTGTCTATGCCTGCCAACCTGCAGCGTTGTTTATGCAGACGGACATCAAATCCTAAGTCAAGGGTGACATCAATAGTATCGCCATCAACCACTCTCTCAATGGTTGCGTTGTATACATATGGTTCTGGTTTACTGCTCATCTTTATTAGTAGTTACCTTTCTATAATACACAACCACATCTTTAAGTTCTGTAATATATCTTTTTATCTCTTGCATATTGTAAGCCATAACTTCGTAATCAGGAATTGTCA